AAAACAAGCCCCAGGCACTACACTTATCCACAGCCAGCCTTCACAGGTTGGCCTGCAGCCCTGGCTCAAAATTCAATCGGCACGGTGGCTCAATTTTGAATCGGCGCCAACACGCGTAACGCTCAAACGTCACAACACCAGGTCGTTGCCGTGAAGCACCTTTTTGACGCGTTGGGTTCACTCCTACCCAGGTGATTTTGCGATCGATGCCGAAGGACTGGGGCTCTTTGCCTGTCCCTCCAACCCCGATTACGGCGTCGTAATCCAAGTGACGAATTTGACCCATGCACCCATTGATGCCGAAGCGTCCCAGAGCGTCCGGATCACCCGTGTGAGTGCGCTTGTAAACCAAGATCTTCATACATTACCCTTTGGAAGACTCATTCAAGGCGAACGCTATGGTGTCGTTTTCTCTTCTTTGCCTTCTATCAGGGCTATTAATTGCTCCAGTGAAGAATAGGCTGCGTTGCAATCCCTTGGTTGCGTCAGCAAGCTATTGGTCTCCGACCGACTCAAGCCTAAGCTGCCCACCTGAATTCTATAGAACAGCTTTGTTAGTTCCTTGGGTTGCAGTCGCTCAGATTCAAGGTATGCACATTTTGGACTTTTTGAGATGGTTGCGGTGTCGAATCCTTGTGAGAAGTATTCGCTGCTCTGAATTATTGCTGCGATTTTGAACCGGCTATCGAAGCGATCTTTTTTGCTTATAGAGCCAGAATCCATCTCAAGTACGCGCAAGTGGCGTTCAACTTCCTTAACGAACAGTCTTTCTTGTAAAGCACCTGTTGCTTCTTTCAGTCCAGCAAGTAATGGCTGCGCAGACGCTTCCCCATTTAGTTTCTGAACGAATGTCTGGTAACTTATCGAGTCCTTAATGTGTCCTGCGTCCGCACCGGCATTCTTAAGGATAGAAATAGTGACGTATCCATCACTTATCTCTTCGGGTACTACCCTTTTTGTTTGATCGTCAGATAACGTGATTTCTTTAGAAAATTTAGATGTCACAGAGCCGTTGCTTGGGTCGAAACACAGGTCATCCCACTGGATGCTTTGATGGCGATTGCTCGCTCGAATAAGAACTAGATCTCCAGTACGGAGCGGGGTAGTTATTGGATTTCCAGCTCCATTTTGATCATCAAAAATAATATTCTGGTACGCAAAGAGATCGTCGCTTGACTTCATCGAGTTGACTGCTGCCTGCGATAGAGAAACTAGCGGGCCCTGCAGATAACCGGGAATTCCACCCGATGCTTTAACTCCTAGATCTGCAACACCTTTTAGAAGCTCGTCAGTAAGTTTGTCTTTGGTATCTAGATCAAACTCCAAAGCAGTCAGCTTGAGCGAGAGCCCACCTCCCGAATAGTCAACCGGGCCAAAGATGTTGGTATTGGATTCCGGTATTTTGATTTGGCCAGGTTGATAGTCTTTAGAATAAAATACTAGGCGACCTGGAATGCCAGATTCACCAGGCCCAGAAACTTGATCACCTTTTAATGCTACTTCAGCAAAAAGACCAACTTGAGAAACTTTCGCTTGTTTATAACGGAGAACGGTCTCTGGAACAAAGGGAAAGCGAAGTGCCTTAAGCTTAACGGTAAGTGTGTCGCCATTTGAGAAAAGGTGGGAATCGTTTTGCTTGGTCGTTCTGAAATAAGTGCCAGCTTCCCAAACTTCCTCGCCGCATTTTCGAGAATCGATTCCTGACTTTACGTATCGAAAATCGTTCAGCCCAGTGTATAATTCAAGAGCATAAGAATTTGATACTGTGACAGCAGAAAGTGCAAAGCAAAGAATGCGATTTCGCATAAGTCCCCCAAGGCTTTGATGAGCTTGACGCAAAAGCGGCCAAGCGTTGGCCATTCTGCATGTTGAAACTTTTTGCTACAAGCAGCCCCCCCCGAAAACTAGGGGGCAAAGCTGAAGCGTTCAAGTCAAAGTCAGCGTCACCGAACGTGTCGTACCGTCTGAACCTCGCATTAGTACCTTCAACTGCGTGTCGCTGACGCGCTGGAAGCTCATGTCACCGTTCGCGCCAAGGGTCGGTGCCGCTGCCGTTGGTTGGCAGACGACGTTGCCAGAGACTTCAAACAGACCACCTGACGCAGGCTCAAGACGCCCGATGGTGACGGTGCCTGACCCACTCACAACCATTCGAGCGATCGCGTTTGTGCCGATGGTCAGGCGATGGTTCGAAGTGGTGCCGAATCCCATGGTGCCTGCCGTGAACATGCCAGCACCCCAGCCCGCACGAATGGTTCCATCCTCGACCCCGACCTGACCAAGAACATCAACCTTGTAGCCGAGACCGGAGGTCTTACCAACGAGCATGTTGCCTGCTCCAGTGATTGTGACGCGATCCGAGTTGTTCGTGCCCAGGACCATGCTGGCGTTCTCGTAGTTCCAGAGGTAGAACACCCCCGCCGGATCTACGACCAAGGCGCCTCCATCCGATGTTGTACTGCCAACGTCTGCGTTGGTCAGGCGGAGCACCGAACGCTGTGCAGTGGTCGCATTGTGGATGTGTAGCCCTCGGCTAGTAGTGGGCATTACTGGAGAGATACCCATGCCCACGTTCAAGGACGAATTAATGTAGACCGCTTCCGAGCCATTACGGCGCAAGGTGAGATCAGCGTTGCCGGAGTCCACGTAAGCCGAGGACGTGTCCGTGCCGAGGCTAATTTCAAATGAGTTGGCCGTGTTCCTTGCGCGGGCAATGACCCCTGTACCTGCCTTGAACACGTCGAGCATGTTGGAAGGGTTGCCGCCGATACCCACTGGGGTGCCGTTCTGAGTGACCAAGCCAGATGAGTTCACACGCACACGCTCGACATTCTCGGTGTGCACACCGAGTGTGCCGCCCCAGCCAGTGATCCGGGCCTGTTGAACACCGCCAGCTTGGAACTCAACGATGCCACCCGTAGTGTGGTTGATTGCCAGAGTACGGTAGCCAGCGCCGCTGTAGTTCGTGGCCGCAGTACCGCCAAGGACGTAGTCGCCGCTGTATAGGAACCTTGCGCGGGCTGTGTCCGCTGTGGCAACAACAAGGTCACCCGTTGCGCGCTCCGTACGCAGCCAGTTCTGCGACACACCATTGGCGTTCAAGTACAGCGTTGCGTTTCCGGCTGTGCCTGCTGCCAGCATGGCAGCCACGTCTGTTGTTGCGCGGTAGACGTACAGGGGATAAGCGGAAGATGTCGCACCGATGGCGAGGTTCCCTGCGGCCGTGAATCGAGCAACCTCAGCGTTGTTGGTCCCGAAGACCATGGTTCCATTCCCGTAGTTCCAGAGGTAACCATCGGAGGATGAGAGCTGCATGGTCATACCGTTGTTTGCGGCATAGCCAGTTGTAGAGTTCTGAGCGTAGATGACTGCAGACCCAGTGCCAGAGTTCTGAACAGCCAGTGTTCGTCCATTCGCTGGGGCAGCCCCACCAATGCCCAGGTTTCCTGCAGCGTCAAGACGCATGCGCTCGGCATTGCCGGTATAAAAGACCTGACCTACAGAGCCGGAGTCAAGGTAGGCAAGCGTACCGTCGTGATACCACTTTCCCGATTCCGCAGTTCCATTGGCGCTGAGTCCAATTCCGCTCCTGACGAACAAGTAGCGGTTGTTCGGGTTGTTCCCGCTGGTGCCTATGCTGACGTTACCTGCGCTGCTGATACGCATACGTTCCACGCCAGAACCAAGCGGACCAGCGAGGACGCTCAGCGCAGCTACGTCATTTGCGCCAGTGTTCTCACTGTTGATCGTGAAGACTGTGCCAGCCCCAGAACCCCGAGTTACGGTCACATGACCGCGGGAAGTGCTGTCGTTGTTCGAGCGGTTCAGTGTCAGCGGGCCTAGGGCTGTGTTGCCTCCCACTGTCACGTTCCCGGTAACGCTAGCGTTGCCAGTCACTGACACTCCACCAGACAGCGATGTAACCCCGGATACGGCAAGCCCTTGTTCAATTAGCGCCCCTCCACTGATGGAGACGTTGCCGTCTGAGTCAACACGTAAGCGCTCGACGCCATCTGTCACCACGCAAACCGTGTTCTCTTCAGGCATGTATAGCCCGTTCGCTGTACCGTCAAAGTTGATGCCAGGCGCCGCGACGGTCCCTGCATCGAACTCACCCCTCGTCCATAGATTGACCGCCTCGGAGTATTGGGTGACTAGCTCTGCTGCCTGAGAAGCAAGCTGACGAACGTAGTCCTGAGTCGGAAGCAAGGAGTAAGTCGCGTCAGGAGCGGATGGCCCTGCGTAGGGCGTAGCCAATGTCAGTGTGCTGGCGCTGGACACGACTGCGATCTCATACAACTGACCGTCAGGCCCCAGGAAGCCCATGCCAGTGCTGGCGTTTGTGATCCAGCTTGTTCCTGTGCCTACAACCTCTGCCTCACCGTTCTCGACACTGACCGTGCCTGTCTTGTACCAACCCATCAACCGTCTCCATTGCTAGATGGAGGTATTTATCGGATCGCTTGTGTTCTCAGATCCATGCCACAGCGTTGACGCTCTCGACGGTTGCATCCTCAGCGTAGATGGCTGCTCGGAGGGTGCGTCCGATGGTATGCACATTGTTCTGGTGTTCTAGAAGATTCTTGCCTACCTCAACCACCTGCAGCGCTGTCAGATCCACTGACGTGTTGTCCTGCAGGGTCCACGTCAGCAGCCAGTCTTCCGGTGCTACCTGTGCAGCTAAGCTGGCCCCGATCAACTTCATCTGTGATGTCGGGTCACTGTCGAAGCGGCCATAAGCCGTATCGAATCCAGCATGCTCGATGTAGTCGCGCTGTGCCTTGATGCTTGCCCATCTGCGGTTCTGTACTTCCAGAAGCGTGGGTTCAGCGATCTCTTGGTGCTCGACCGGCGCTGGGCCTGCTGGGGTTTTCGCAACTACCTGACCGTCCAGCACGAAGAACTGAGCCGGATGGGCCGGGCCTGACTCGATGTAGCTGAGCCCAAAGGCTTCAGCCGTGGTCGATGCTTCCTCTTCGGAGCAGCGCATGTGGGACTTGATCTCGCCCACCTGATCAAACAAGAGGTATTCGTTCATCGTTTCACCCCCAGGATGGTTAGTTTGAAAGTTGTGGATGCGTGGCCTCCTGAACAACTGACGGTGTGTATGCCTGCGCCTAGCGTCACGAAGCCTGACAGCGCGAGGCTGGTTGATCCACTGACGTTTGCCATGATCGAAGGGAAGCTCAGTGAGTGGCTGTGGCTACCACTGGTGACAGCGCTACCGCCAATCGAACCCGTGACGCTGTGGGTGTGGCCTTGGCTGCCTGAGAAGCTGTGGGTGTGGCTGTCAGCAAAACCTGTGGAACCGCTGATGCTGACTGTCGTGTTGGACAAGCTCAGTGAGTTGCTGAGGCTCAAGCTGTGTGAGTGATCGCCGGCGCCGTTTGTCGTAGCGAACGGAATCTCAATCGAGTACGTCAAGCCGTGACGCGCCTGGATGACGGTAGAGCCGTTCACCGTGACAACGACATCGGAGTTCGCGTTCACGTTGGCCGCGCCGACGATCACAACGGAGGCCGGAGCGTCTAGGGTGAAGGTAGTTGATCCTGTCGAGCCGTAGATTTCCACGTAGCGAGGCACGGTGACAGCGTCACCCTTAATCTGCAGGGTGTCTACCTGCGCAAGGCCGATCTTCGCAGTGGTGATCGCCGCATCAGCGATCTTGGCTGAGGTGACAGCCGCCGCCGCGATCTTCGCTTCGTCCACAGCCAGCGATCCGATCTTGGCCGTCGTGATCGAAGCGTCAGCTACTTTGGCGCTCGTCACCGCAAGGTCAGCGATCTTGGCGCTTGTGATCGCCACATCGTCAATCTTGGCTGTTGTGACTGCCAGATCCCCGATCTTCGCTGTCATGATCGAAGCGTCTTTGAGCTGTGCAGTGTCGATGGCTGCGTTTGCGATGACACCGGAGGTGGCCGTGATCGTTCCAGCCTTGATCTTGTCAGCCGTCACTGCCTCTGAAACGAGGTGGGCCGTAGTGATCGAGTTCGCAGCTATGCGGTCGCCAGACATCGTTCCGAACGTCACCTTGTTGGCGCTCAGGCTGTCGATCTTGGCATCCACGATGGCCGCGTCAGCGATCTTGGCTGTCACGATGTCACCGTTACGGATGACAGCGCTGTCCATGTAGACGCCCACAGGAACAGCCACGCCGTTCACGGTTGTTGGGGTCGTCTGTACGAAGAACGGAACGGCAGGCGTTATGCCTGGGCCGGTCGGGCTGGCTATCGAGAAGCTGTCAGCACGGATCGTGAAAGCACTGGATGGCGTTGCCCCGTTAGAGGTGCTTGCCAAACCAAAGCCGCTCACGTAGCCGTTCAGGTCTGTCTTAACCGTGTACTTCGCCTGAAGGTCGCCAGTCTCAGACGCTCTGACCATCTGCTCAGTCACCAGCGCTGCCGTGTTGTCAGCCACGGTCGCTTTCAGCGTCTCGATGGATGTGACGGTGACGGTTCCTGTCTGAGGATCGATCACCACACCCGCATCACGAAGAATGCCGTCTGTGGAGTTCGCCTTGACCGCAAGGCGCAGCAGGTCACTCGCCATGGTTGAAAAGTCATCATTCAACCAAGCCGCAGTCGTCGCCGCTTCCTGACCTGCGTTCAGGGAGTCCTGAATTCCCGGAGCTAGCTGGCTCTCAGTGATCGCCCCAAGGATCTTGGAAGCGTTGACGGTGGCGATCTGAGCGTCGGTGATCTGACCGGAAATGTCTGGTGCTGTGATCCCGGTAGCCGTCGCCTGATACTGAGCCGATACCGTCAAGCCTGTGCCGCTCAGTGCACCCTCATCCGTGAGAGGCAAGAACGCGTCGTACGCGGCCAAGCGGTAGAAGTACGTCGTGCCGGCTTCAAGGTTGATGTCGGAGACATACCCTTCGGTGCCACGGTAGACGAGGGTTGAAGGTGAGGGCGTGAATCCATCTTCGGTGCTGCGCCACACCAGAACGCCTTCGAAGTCTGTCTCCAGAGGTCTCACCCAGGTGAGCTTGACCGACTTGATGCCTCCAACCAGAGCTATGTCGGTAGGTAGCGGTGGCGTCGGGTTCGTGAACGTGGCCGCTACGGGCTCGCTGAGGTTGTTGTTTGCATCACGGCAGCGCACTTCAAGACGGACAACGCGGCGCGGGCCTGCGTCAGCCTGGTTCTTGCTGTAGCTGTACGTGTAGGCTTGGGCTCCACCAGGAGCCACACCAGGGACGTACTCCGTTCTCAGCGTTGTGGAGTCATCGAGGTTGATCACCCTGACTTCGAAGTCTCGAAGAGTGGACGCTTCAAAGGTGCCGTTTTCCTCCGGGTTCGTCCATGTGACGTGTAGATCAATGTCCGCAAAAGTGTATCCAGCGCTCAGGGCGTTGGTGAGCCCCGTTGGAGCAAGCAAAGGTGATGGCTCGCCGCCCGTTGTGTTGATCGAGTACGTCGCTGCAGCCGCTGGTCCCTCGAAGCCTTCGATGGAGATGGCTGATACACGTAGCTCGTACTCACCGCCTACCGCTGGCTTGATCTCGTAGCTGACGCCCTTGAGGCCCGCCACGGTCATCCAGGTGCCCTTGTTGGCGCGGTAGTCGAGCTTGTACGAGGAGACCACACCCTGTGTAGGTCGCTGCCAGTTCACCAGCAGCGAGCGGGTGATGACGTTGTTGTCGCTGACGTTGATTTCACGAACGGTGACCGCGTTCGGTGCTGTGCAAACGGTGGGCTTCATCGCCGAGAACACAGGTGCAGCTACGCTGATTCCTTGTTCAACGCGCTCGTATTTGGTCTCGTCGTAGAACACAGCCTCGACGTTGATCGTCGTGCTGTCGTCCTGCTTCATGCTGATCACGCGGAACTGGCGAGGTTTGGCTACCAATTCCATCAGGTAGACGTCGCCTGTCCGGCCGCCTAGGATCGGTGCGTCAACCTCAATCGTTGTGTAGGAGCCAGGAAGGCTGACAACGTCACGTGGTTCAATCGTTCCATCTGCCAGCATCACGCTGAGCTTTGCGCCTTCGACAATCTGAACCTCACGGTCCAGTGTGATGCTCGTGCCGCTGAAGGCGACGACGCGGCCACCACCAGCCTCAGCCGTGTAGTCCTCATCCCAGATCGTGACGACCTTCCAGGGCTTGAGGTCGAAGCCGTTGGTGGACATCTTGAACTGCACGATCTCCGTCTGGTTGATCTCAGTTTCCAGTGCCCACTTGCCATGCCTGATCGCTTGACCCTCAGAGGTCGCTCCGAAGGCGGCTATGTCTGTTGTGACGTAGCCATAGCGGTCAAGGTCTTGTTCGCTTGCCTCAACGGTGATGACACGAGGTAGGTGCCTGTCCTCACGGTCGTTGAACGTGACGTTGAAGGCCGTGTGTCGCTCGTTGAGCTTGGTTGACCTGTAGGTGAAAGGCGGTAGAGGTGCGCCGTCCTGGTCAGCCGCGATCACGTTTGCCTTGGTGATCAGCTTGGATGACGAAGTAGGGCGGTCCTGCAGCAACATGACCAGCCCGCCCATGTAGATGAGCGTGCCGCGCATAGCCCCAGCGAACAACTGGACAAGGCGCAGGTTCTCCGTGCGCTCTGTGATGTAGGCGTTGAAGGTGAAGCGTGGCTCTAGGCCGTCTTTGCCGTCAGGGACAAGGCCGTCGTTGTAGACAGCGGCGTCGTAGAAGGAGAACTTGTCAACCTGTGAACCGTCAAGGCCCATGCCCCAGCGCTCATTCGTCAGAAGCTCATAGAGGCACCATGCTGGGTTGTCAGTCCACGCGTACTTGAATGTGCCGTTCCAGAAGGCTCCCTCGTAGGTGCGGGCTTCTGGGTCGTAGTTCGAAGGAACCTTGACGATAAGGCCCTTGACCAAGTAGGCCCGGGTCGGGATCTGGTTGCCGACAGCCTCAGCATCTATGCGCAGGCCGACGTAAGCTGAGTTGTTGTAGGGAAGCTTGACGTCCTTGACTTCAGTGACGCGGCTGACAGTGATCTTGTTGCGAAGCGTCGTCTTGGTGCTGTCTGGAGTGATCCGACGAACGCGTACATCCCATGCCCCAACTCCAGCAGGGCGCTCCACGCGGTACTGAAGCTCAGCAACCGAGGTGGTCTTCTCTGTGACCGTGTAGTGGCTACCAACCTGAACCCATGCGGTGTCAGAGGCCAGTTTGTGGTCGAACGCGAACTCAACGGTCGTGCCGTTCATGTCCCCGTTCGTCGTGTTCTGCTCGTACAGCCCCTCAGTGAAAGCAATCGTCACCTTGACGGCGTCTACGTCTGCCTCGGTGCTGGTGCGTACGTAGCGGTTCTCGACCGTGACGAGAACGCCCGCGGCGAACTCCGTCTCTGCTGACTCGAAGCCAGGGATGTAGTCCTGGTCAGGAAGACCAACCCTGTACCCCCAAGCAGTGCGGGCGTAGTTGTAGAGGCCGCTGGCGTTCATCAACGGCGTGTCGTTGATGTAGATGCCGCGTGGGCCGCCACAGATGCCTTCAATCGGGCCTTCCGACACAAGGTCGATGGCCTTGGCGATGGCTCTGGTGCTCAGTGTGTTTGGGGCTTCGGTCGGTGATCCGCCACCGCCGCCTTTGCCGCCCCCGGCTCCCTCAATGTGTTTTAGTTCTGATAGGTCCACGGTTACTCTCCTGCTCCCCATTGCCAGGGCTGAACAGGCGGGTCAACTTCGACGGACCCTGCACCTGTGCCCGGTGCTTCGATTTGTTCTGGCTCGTATGCGATGTCATGGACATCAACCCCTCCGGAGATCACATAGGAGCCGGTCATGTGCGTGCCAAAGACCAAGGGGTGTGCGTATCCCTGCTCGATCACTTGAACCGGGCCGTTGTAGAGAAACGAAGGGCGCTCATCCGCACCTGCTGCACCTGAAGAGGTGTTCGGTGAAGGTGCCAGGGCCTGCATGACAGAGCCAACAAGCACAGCGATGGCGATGTTGACGGCGATGTAGTAAACCGCCGTGATGTATGCACCAGCCTGGAGGGCGGCGATGATGGCGCTTGCCTCGAAGCCTGATCCTTCGATCTCCGGGATGAGATGGACATCAGTGGCCGTGCCCAGTGGGTCAGCCAGCGCTGAGGACTGAACGCTTTGGAGCGCGTCCTTCCCTTTCTGCAGGACAACAGCCAGCTTGTGTGAGGCTAGGTATTCATCGAAGCCAACAATCTGTGAGCACAGGCCGTTGAACAGCGCCAAGGGGCTGTCGACGTCCAAATCCAGTGTTGCTTGCCCAGCTAGCTCTTTTGCCTTGTCGTAGAGGTGTATCGTTCTCAGCATTCATCCGTTCCCACGTAACGCACGGTCTTCTTGATGTGCGCTACCCATCGGTTCAACTGGTCATAGCCAGAGAGCTGATGGAAGAGGTGATGAAGGATCTGATTCGGTCCAGAGATCACGGCGGCATGGTTGATCACCTTGGCTCTGTACTGCATGAGGACGACATCACCGACCTGTGCCGCCTCTAGGGGAACCTCGACAAACCCTGCTCTTTCGAAGTTCTCTTCGTACAGGTTCTGTCCCTTGCTCCACCAGTCGATGCCACGTGCCACATTGATCAGTGCAATGCCTCTATTTATGAAGAACCAGTCCCTGACCACGGCGTAGCAGTCGTGGATGCCGTGAACGAACTCCCGGCCTACCAGCGGTGCACGCTCTGCGTCATCCAGCCAGACGAGGCGGGTTGTTCCCTCGCCATCGGTCGCGCAGATACCCCAAGGAATGGTTCCAGCCATCCACGCCTCCATGTCTGAGGTGGACGGCCACTGAGCGGGCCAGCGCAGACGGCTGTTGAGGCTGTAGGGGTGTGAGTGCAGCAGTGCTTGCACTTCGCCCATCGAGCGCACGCGGGCCTGGTCGACCGGATCTATGCGGAATGTCTCCAACGGTGTGTCCGAAGTGTTCGCAACAGGGACATAGGCGCCGTCTACCAGGAAGCCGCAAGCCTCTTGGGGATAGCGTTTGAGGACATCAGCGACGAATGCGCTGTGCGCGTCGGGTGAGAGCTTCATCAGCGAGCCCTCTCGCGTGAGACGCCAGGAAAGTCCTTGCGCAGAACCTGCCTGCGCGGAAGGTACTGATTGACTTGATTGAGAACGCCGACAAGCTGCCAGGTGATGAACTGGTTCGTGTGCGCCGTCTTCTGGTCGATGACGTAGACCTCTGGCCCAAGGAACTGGGATGAATCGGGGGTGTCGCCGTCGTCCAGGAACCTGCCAACCGTCACGATCTTGGTCAGCCGTGCGCCGACAAGGTCGCCCAGCGTCACCGTGTACGAGAGCAGCTGCCTGCTGACGTTGGAGATCGTGATCGTCGGGCTGGGTTGGTTCCCCGTGGAGGTGAACTCCCATCCGGCGGTCTGCAGGGGGATAGGGGTGTAGGCCACCCCTCCGAACGAGATGCTTGTTCCTGCGGTCGATTCCGTGTTCGTGAAGTGGACGACAGCCCCACCCAGGGGTGTGCAGTCCAGTGTGTACAGCTCGATCAGTGGGGATGAGCCATCGAGCGCCTGAAGCTCTTCGATCAGCGTGCTCATCAGAACACCTGCCTGAGCGTGAACGACAGTGTGTAGAGGCCGCCTCCTGTGGACGACTCAGTAACACCGTCCTGCGTGACCTTCCACTTCTTGGACGTCGAGCTGCCAGGAGGTTGCCATGTCAGGTGATCCCAGCCGCCGACTGCGTCAAGCGTTTCCCATACCTGGGTGCGCTCCGTGTCGTTCAGCGGCAGGTAGGTGACGGCCCACTCATCCCACTGGGAGTTGATGCCGTCTGGGCGCTCCTGGGAGTAGCCATCTCCAAAGCGGGCGCTGATCGTTCGGTTGTTTCTGCGTCTGGTGGACTGCTGGCTGATGAGGTCAGGGTATGGAAGCGGTTGGGGCATCAGAGGACAAGTTGCTCTGAGCTATTTATTCGTCCATCTCGTCATCAGACGGGGTTCAGCAGCCCGCCTGTCTGTTTCGCCTTCTGTAGTTCCTGACGAACGATGCCCCTGGTGAACTGCTCAGCCAGCTTGTTCGCAACCTGCTGTCCTGTGCTCTCAGGATCCTTGCCACCCTGGACAATGATGTCTCCGATGCTGACGTGGATGTCTCCACCAGAGCTGCTACCTTCCGCTGCGACGCCAAGACGACCATTGCTGAGGCGCTTCAATGGCATGACGGCCTCGGGACCCGCTTCACCTAGCATGCCGATGCCTCCCGCGTAGCCATGCAGCGTCGGGCCGTCGAACACGTTCCCGTTCTTGGACATCAGAACGCCGGAGCCGCCATAGACAGCACCACGGGCTGCAGCGTTGAAGCTGAACATGCCACCACCACCGAAGATGGAGCCGGCGATGCCGGCAATCGACTTCTGAATGATGATCTTGGCGATGTCAGCCAAGACGGAGGCCGTGAATTCCTTGAAGCTCAGCTTCCCCGTCGTGACGAAGTTCATCAGCGACGTTTCCATGCTGGCCGATGCCGTCTCGAACAGACGGCGTGCGCCTATGGATGAGTCGGATGCCTCCTTGAGGTAGCTGTCGTATGCTGACTTCCATCCTTCGCTGAACTGCTTCTGGCGTTCACGCTCCGCGTCGTTGTCCTTCTTGGCCTCAGCCGCGACCGTGGAGCGCTCCTTGAGAAGGGCGATCTCTTCGCGCAGTTGGTTCAGCTTGATCAGGTCCTGGCTGTTTTTCTCTTCGTCAGCCAGCCTTGCTTCCGCTTGTCGTAGGCGGTATTCAGCGACGGCCTTGTTCAGGTCATCCTGCGTCTTGCTGTGGTCCGCGAGCACGCTGATGCGGATGCGGTTCTCTTCGATCTCCTGTGTAGCAGCGATGGAAGCGGCCTTGATGACCTCTTCGGTACGCTTCTTGGCCGCCAGTACCTCGTTCTCGTACCTGACCTCATCGATCTTTGCCGCGTTGGAGCGAAGCTTTGCAAGCATGGCTTCGCCTTCGGCCTTGGTGACCTGGGAAAGCTGCTTGGCGTACTTGCCCTCAGCGATCTCAGCTTCAACGGTGGTCTGAGCTGCACGGGAGCGCGCGCCGTTGACCACGTTGGTTGCGTCAGCCAGGCGAGCTAGCTCGACGTTCTGTTGAATCAACGCCTTGGTCAGCGTCTGGTCTGCACGTTCTGGCTTCTTGTCCTGAGCCTTGGGGTTTGGGACATCACCAGTGGATGCCTTACCAGCTTGCTGCTTCGCAATGGTTAGGCTCTTGGCTGCTTCTGCTTGCTTGCGCATGGCCGAGGTGGTCGCGTCGATCCCTGCGTTGGTGCGTACACGAAGGGCTTCGATGCCATCGATGTCCTTGACCATCTCGTTGAAGATGAACTTGGCCCCTGCGAAGTTGCCCTGTACGAGCTGCCCAAGGGACGCCGCTACACCGCCCACCAGCGTGCCGAATGCCTTGGCTGTAAGCGCAGCGGTGGTGAATACCTTGGCGACAGTGCCGCCAAAGCTGATCATTCCAGGGATGACGGAAATGAGGCCGTCAAACGCCTGCCGTACAAGGCCACCGTTGACGTAGCTGTCCGTCAGCTTCTCGATCAGCGTTGTGAACGCAGGAACCACCGCAGCGACAAGGACAGAACCGGCGCTCTGCATGACGTAGGTGGCGCGCTTCTTGGCATCCATGTACTCATTGGTCGCATCGGTCGCTTCCTGGTAGATGCCGATGCCCTTGGCCTCCATCTCGCTGACCATCTCCAGGGCTCCGATCTGGGCCATGAGCACTGAGGTGGTGCGGTCCATCTCTTCGCCAAGAACCTTCTCAACGTCCTTGAACTGTGCAGCGGTTGTCTTGCCGTCAGCGTATGCCTTAGCCACCTCAGCAGCGAGTTCAGCGCCGCTCTTGAGCTGGCCGTTGGTGTGCGTCACCGCTACGCCCAGGTTCTTGAAGGCCTCGCCCCCCTGAGCAAGCTCTTTTCTTGCGCGGTTAGACGCCTTCATCACGTCTTCCAGCGTTCCACCAGCGTCTTCCGCTGCTGACTTCATGGCTGCGATTTGGGACGCGGAATACCCGTACATGTCCGCTGCATCCTGGAGGTCGTCCACGTGCTCAGCCAGGGCCAGAGACACAGTAGAAACCGCTGCAGCCAAGCCGACGTAGGAGTAGACGGCCAGCTTCGCTGTGTCCACCATCGCACCGCCGAAGCGGTAGGCGGCGGATTGAGCGCTGTTCAGGTTGTTGGTGAGGTTCTGTACTTGGCCTTGCGCCTGAGTGACCTGCTGGGTGCCTACCTGGATGAGTAGATTGAGGATGTCCATCGGCTGTCGTGAAACGTCAGCCTGTATTTACTGGGCTTGGCCGCCTGAACCTTCCCGAACCTCGTACCAAGTGTTGATGTAGA